GGAGCCATGACAACGCTGTGCCAATGCCGCTTATAAGGGTTGGCAGATACGCTATCACCCCGGCTATTTTAGAGATAAGCGAAGAAAGGGGCGAGATCGCCGCCACGATAGCCAAGATGGTTGCAACCATCTGAATCTGTTCAGGGGTTAGCTGTCCAATATAGTCAAGGACGTTACCGATAAGGCCAACCACTTTTTCAAGGACGGGTGTCAGGGCTTCGAGGGCCTTCGCACCAGCTTCCAACAAACGCCCTTGCGCCTGTCCTTTGAGCTTGTCGAGCTTGTCGTTTACATCGTTTAGGCTGTTCACCGTGTCCTGCGACAGGATGATGCCTAAGTCTTCTGCCTCTTGCCCGTATGCTTTCAGAGATGCGCCGCCGTCATCTACGATTCCAGCCAAACTGTCTGCGGAGCGTCCAAAGATAGCCATAGCCGCCGCATCACGTTCGGTTTCGTTCTGGATGTTGCCAAGGGCTTCAAGGGTGTCATACCAAATATCGTTTATATCCCTGTATGTCCCGTCAGCGTTCTTGGTCTTAACGCCCAGCTTCGCAAGCTCTTTTGAATCGCTTGCTACCGCCTTTTTGAGCTTTGACGCTGACCCTGTGATGTCGCTCATGGACACGTCCACAAGGTCTGCGGCGTACTGGAACTTTTGCAATTCCTCTACGCTAAATCCCGTCTGCTTCGCCAGCGTGTTCAGTTCGTCTGCGTTCTTGACGGCCTTACCAGCCATACCGCCGATAGCCGCCAGCGCACCAGCCGCCGCCGCACTCATGCCCTTTGTAGCATTGGCGACATCGTTTGCGCCCTTCGCTATTTTATCGGCGGCTTGCGCCACCCCGTTCATGGCGTTTGCCGTGTCCTGTGACGCTTTCTTTAGGTTCTTTACTTCGTTTTCGGTGGAGATGATCTCACGCTGAAGGGCCATGTACTGATCGGAGTTCTTGTCTACTCCGTTCTTGTCCATGTCCTTCTGAGCGTCTTTCAATGACTTCAGCTTGTCGCTTGTATTCTTTATCTGATCGCCAAGGAGCTTTTGCTTCTGCGCTAAAAGTTCCGTGTTCTTAGGGTCAAGTTTAAGGAGCCGTTCTACGTCCTTTAGCTGGGCCTGAGTGTCCTTTATTTCTTTGTTTACGCCCTGTAGGGCCTTAGATAGCCCGGATGCGTCACCGCCCAGCTCTATCGTGATACCACGAATTTTGTCTGCCATTATTTTCGTCCTCCGAAGAAGGCGTATATATCTTCTTGTGTCGCTTTGTATGGGTATTTATGGCTGTCGTTCGCCTTTTCGGTGTACATATCGAAAACCATGCCCATACTCATATTGTTCAAGGCTTCGTCCGACAACCCCAACTCAGCACACCGTAACATGAACATGGCCCCGTTGGCCTCTCTGGTTGTCGGCTTTACTTTTTTACTGGTTTTGAAGTGGTGTTAAGTCCGTCCGTCCACAGTTCAAGAATCTGCGGTAATACTTCGTAAACACTAAAAACCCCGTTGATGCTGTCAAGCCATTCGTCCGGGTCGTTCGGCACGTTCGGGTCGGCGTTCTTAGCCATAGCCCATGCCACATTCTCAAAGATAGTCAAGTCAAGGATGCTCAATTCAGCATCCCGCCGTTCCTCCTCGGTTGCGTCCTCCTTAATCGTCATGGCCTTTTTATATGCCTTTTCAAGCTGGGCCATGTCTTTGATGAGGTCACGCCCGAACCGAAAACGGTACAGACGGGGAATGAGGGCCGAAGCCCTCATTCTCAATTCTGCGCCGCCGATATTAAGCGTGCGCTCCATCGTTTACGCCTCCTGGAATACGGAATTGAACCAAGCGGTCTTCGTGGCGGAAGGCGTGTCTGCGGTAGTGCGAGCAAACACACGCCCGTCAGCCAGAGGGATAGCGGCGATGTCAAATGTCTGCGTCTGCGGCTCTTTCGTCTCCTCGTTCGTGGTGGAACCGATGCCGGGACGCTGACCGCTCACGTTGTACAGGCAGTAATACTCGTTGTCAGCATCGCCGTCCACCTGATACAACAGAGCAAACGCCTTGGGTTCGGTGTTGGCGTTTTCCGTGATGACTTTGGAAGTGGAGCCAAGGGTGTCGCCCCACACATCCGTATACATCTTGTCAGGGATGCGGGCCATCTCCAAGGAGCCGGAATAGCCCTGATTGGCAATCGTCTGATAATAGACGATGCCGTCAGCGTAGAAGGGGGAAGTGTCGCCCTCAGGGGAAAGGTCGAGGGAGACAGCACCGGGAACGTGGACAGGGGTCGCCCACGAATAGGTGACAGTGCCACTCGTCCCGACAGTTTCCGTGAGAATGGCATAATGCACATTCTTCAAGTTAAATCTGACTTTGTTTTCAGCCATTTTTACACCTCAATCGTATAGGTAATTTCGTAGATTTTTTCAGCATCAAGGAAGTCGATGCTCTTTGAGTAGTACATCTCGGACAGGGCTGTTTCAACCTTGCCTTCGGCGGTCAGGTCACGGGTGTCTGTGTACAACCTAACAACCATCACCTTGCGTGAGTAGTAGACAATGCCGTCTGCGGCGAAGTTCCTGTCAGCGTCTTGGAAGAAGCAGATGTACGGCCTCGCCGTGTTGTTGTCCAACGGCACGTTTGAAAACGACACGGGGATGCCCGTGCCGTTCAACAGAGTTTTCAGTTCAGCGAGTGTCATAGCGTTTCCTTCATCTCGTTCACAAGGTTTTCAATGGCCTTTTTCTCCACTTTCTCGATGTGCGGCCTTGCGTCAACCCATGTCCTGCCGTTCTTCGCACCGACTACTCTATGCCCTTTTTCCAAGAGGTGAGTAAGTCGGTAGTGGTCTTTGTTGTAGACGGTCTTTTCGTAGGCGTACTTGTTGACGAGCTTCGTTTTCTTCGATGTCCAGCTCCGTGCATACGCCCCGTTTCTCTTAGGCGAAGATGACTTAAGCTCACGCACGGCCTCTTTGGAAGCTTTGTCCACCGCCGCTTTCATGCTTTCGATGGTTACGCCCTCGTACTCAGCCAGCGTCTTTTGGATGGCCTTGGACAGATCGTCAACGGTGGTTTTCACGCCGTACCAGCCTCTCTTTGTGCATACAGCTCCAGCTTGTCGGTGGTTGCCTTGTACACCCGGTAGACGGAGAAACGATAGCCGTTGTACTCGATTATCAGCTCCCCATCATAATCAGGGGCGAACATCGTGAACCTAACTTCAGGATTTAGCCCTATCTGTGAAGCGGAAAAATATTCGGATGCGCTGATGCTGGACACGTTAGCGTAAACCTTGCGTAACGTTTCGGTGGATACCCATTCACCTATGCCGTTTTGCTCCCTCGTTTCCCTGACGAGGTAAATAGGTGTACTTCTATCCATTTTGCACCGTCCAATTAGTATATCCAGTATGCGTGGATAGCTGGGCTTTCTGCTCGTTGTACGAACGCTCCAGACGGTCATAATCGTCAGGCGTTCCAAAGTGAAGCCTGAAATACGTTATAGCGGCTGTCGATACAAGAGCGTCCATCTCGTCCGGAAGTTCTACGCCAGCCACGCCCATATCCATCAGGGCGGCGTTCAATAGTCGTTCAATTTCAGAATCGAACTCGTTTGTCACAATGCGCCCGGCGAGTTTAGCCGCACTTATGAGATCAGCATTTGCTCTAACCATTGATATCATCCTCTGTGTACGATTTAAGCCCAACATGGCCCATCTTAATGCGTGAATCACACCATATCTTCTTACCAAGCTCTCTTACCCGGAGGCAGAAAGACAAGTCCTCGCCGAATCCCAGCATTGGCGCGAAAGGCAACCCAAACTTTTCTTCGACTTCTTTTAAAAGAGATACGTTCATCATCACGCCGCCAAAGCCGACTCCCTCACATTCAAAGATGGAGTCTTTCGGGTAATCATAGTACGTCTTCGCAACTGGCTTTACATGGTCTTCGTAGTGCTCGTAACCGCACGTCTTAAAAAGGCACGGTTTGATTTCGTCCTTTCTTGTAACGTAAAAAGCCGCAACCATATCCCGGCCTTCGTCTAAATCGTCAGAAAGCCGTTGAAACAAATCAGGCCTGAACTCCATGTCAGAGTCAAGCCAGAGCACCCGGTCAAATTTCTCTGCAATAGCCCGTCTCGCAAGTCCGTTCCTTGAATCGTAAACCAAGGACGAGACAGAATACACGAATTTTGTTTCGCCTTTCATCCGCATACCAGTTAATGATATGACAAATGATGTATGCATCATATCCATACATGGGATAGCAACCAACGTCCGCATATTCTGCCCCTCCTTTTATCTACATTGATTAGGTATGCATCGTCACACGGGCGAAGCACTTGTCAGAGACAAGGCCAAGGCCCACATACTCACGACCCACAATCTTGACCAAATCCTTCTCGGCGAGGGACAGGTCATCAAACTTCAGGCCGATTTCCTCACCATTGGGGAAGTTGGCCTGCGCACCACGACCGAAGTCACCCACGATAAGCCAGGTGCCAGTGGTGGCGGTGCTGGAGTAGGCGGGGATGGTGTTGTCGAAATACACAGGCAGTCCCTCAAACGGGTCAACGGCATAAGAGGCCGCATACTGAGCCGCCTTGAACTGGCTCCACGTTGCCTTGTTCATGACGATTACCGGGTTAGCGGCCTCGTCAGAAAGGAGGCCCATGCACTGAGCAACGATGCCCACGGAAGGAGCGCCATCGTCCACCTCGGCAACAGACACAGCCGTGGAAGAAGCGGTGGTAGAAGCGGCGGTGATTTTCGCCAGAAGGATTTCCTGCGCCTTCTTGGCGATGCGGTAAGTAACCTCATCGTAAATGTAGAACAGGAACTCCTCACCGCCCATGTCCATAGCTTCATCAGAAATGGTGATCCACTTCTTGATAGACTCAGGCTTCAGCTCCACAACGCCGAAAGTCAGAGACTCCTCGTTGTTTGCGTTCGCACCTTCAGCGTGGACGAGTGCGCCGTCAGCGGACAGCTCAAAGCCGACCTTCAGGTTGCCACGGGCGAAGGTCTTATTGACCAAATCCATGAGGCCGAGGCGGCTCCATGCGGTGCGGACACGGCCTTCCACGATTTCAGGCACGGGAACGTAACCAGTCGCCACGGTGGCGTTAGTGGACAGAAGGGCTCGGACTTCCTCGTCTTTGCCCGTCTTAATGTAGTTCGCAAAAGCGTTGATATACTCTTTCGAGTTGCGGATTTCTTCGATAGTCATAGGTTTTTCCCTTTCTTCGTATTTTTCAATTTCTTCGCCGTTGTCAATAACCTCGGCAACTTCCTTCTTGCGCTGTTCAATGATTTCAGCTTTGCGCTGTTCAAGGTCAGCGACTTCGTTTTCAAGAACCGTCATGCGCTCTTCATCGGCGGTTTCAAGCTCCGTCTGAATCTCAGCCATGCGGGTCTCAATGTTATTCAGCTCTTCCATTTTTAATCCTTTCCCGTAGTGCCGCCTTTCTTTCTTCCAGCTTTGCAATCCGTTCCTGTTCAAGTCGCTCCGCTTTAAGCCTCTCAATCTCTCCGTTGACAAAGGTTCGAACAGAAATAGAAGTAGCATCATTCGCCGGAATACTCACAGCCGACACGTCGTAAAGTTTGCCAATATCGGTAATAGTACGGGTCAGAATGGTCTTGCCACCCTCCATGTGTTCTTCTCGTTTGTCTCCACGAACGGTGAACCCGAAGCTCATTTTGTCCGTGTAACCACCCTTGATTTCCTCATAGAGCTGTCTGCCAATCTCCGTACCACCCAAATCGGCATCTATAAACAAACCATGCTCGTCACTCCGCAAAGCCAAGGTATTGTTTTTTGTCCTCGCAAATACACGCCCTTCATGGTTGTACTGCATGATTACATCGTTCATGTCCGTGTTGTTAAACGCCCCACGGTCAACGACCTCCCAGAGTTCAAAGGACTCATCACCACCCAGCTTGTACGGCTGGTCGAAAGTTGTAGCGTACCCATGGACACGTTTTTCGTCTTCCTGCGGTGCAAGAAGCTCCGCAAGGTTTCTGTATTCTCGCTCATTCTTCGTTGGCATCTTCGTCATCTCCTGCGTTGTGATATTCCCCCCTTATCGGCCTGACTTCTCCGTTTTCAACAGGCGCATAGTTGAACAGTTCTCTCGCTTCATTGATAGACATAACCCCTCGGTCAAGGAGCTGTTGCGCCATGCTCACCTTCGCTGTGGTTGACATATATTGCAACCTGTTAGCGTTAGCCAAAAGCTTAGAACCCTGCGCCCGTTCCCTCTCGGAAAAAATAGCTATCGTCATCGCTTCGCTGAACTGGATAGCGAATGGCTCAATAGCACCATTGAAAAATGCGTCAAGCTGGTCTGCCGTTGCCCTGTTCTGAATAACATCCAGATTCACGCCGAAGTAGTTTAGAACATTCGTCTGGATCAGCTCCATTTGCGTCGTGTCTACATGGTAGGCAGATTGATTTAACTGCTGGATGTTGTCGTATTTGTTAGGGAACAACAGCAACCCGCCATCAGAACTGCCCTGACTTAAATTGCTTTCCGAAAACCTCGCCCGTTCTTTGGCCAAGTCCTCAGCAGTCGAAAAATTTGAAAGTCGGGCCATAAAACGATAGGTAACTGAATTTTTCGCCGCTTCGCTGATAGATTGCTTGACAATATGAATCAGTTTCATTGTATCGTTCAACGCATCATTGGACGAACCAAAGAAATCATTCATGTATTGGTGATTAGTCAATAAAGCAACTTTGCGAAGCTCGACCGCCGCCTGTCTACCTTGCCCGAACTGATACTTTAACCACGGCTCACCTTTAAACTCGACCACGGTACAATACTGCGGGAGGACGGGCATATATCCCGTGATAGTCATGCTTTCGTCAAAAACAGGCGTAATAAAGCAAGTCCCCGTGTTGTCAAGGATGGTAGAAATCCGGTAAAGGAACTGCGAATATGTCTGAAACTGGTTAGGAGCCAGCCGCATCTTTGCTTGCAGTTTTGGATTCGCCGCACCCTGAAATTCAACCTTTAGTTTGGAAATGTGCCTCGCTTTAGCATCAACCGCCGCCCTCACCAATTCGGATTCATAAATAAACCCGTTCCAGCTTGTAAAGGTTGGCTGATAAGCCGTTAAAGTCTGAAAAAATCCCTTCGCTTCGTTCATCGCTTTTTGGGATTCTTTAGCCTTTCTCGGCTGGAAAATAGAATCAAAAAGCCCCATTCTAACCCTCGTTCTTTAATTGTGCGCCTATATCGGCGTAGTGTTTCTGCCTGACGGTCATAGCGTCAAGGAACGCCGCCATGCCGTCTATCCTGGCCCGTTTGGATATCTTGACGAGCCGCACCCTGTCCTCCTCCTGTTTTAATGCTGAATTAAGGAAATGCGCTTGTGTTAGTGTATTGTCACCGATGCACACCACCCCGTCTTTCAGTAAGCCGTCAACTTCTCGGATAACAGGAGTTAGGTTCGACCCCTGCCTAACATCGTCCATGTGAAACCCGTACTTTGTCATTTGGTCTACAAAATAAGTGGCACACCATTTGTCATATCCGACTTGTAAAGGAAGGATTTCATACTGCTCTACCAAATTCCTGAACCACTCAAACACATCGTTATAATCGACATAGTTCTCACCGGACAGGGAAAGGAATCCATTTTGAATTAGTTGTCGATAAGGAACACCGTCTTCTTCGATAGCCTTTTCAAGTCGCTCATGCGGCATCCAGTAATGCTGGATAACGTACAGTCTCCCCTTGTCTTCGATAACCACACAAGCGGAAGTCAAGTCGATAGCCTGTGACAAGTCCACGCCGCCCACGCAATAGTGATGGGCCAATGTGTACGGGTCTATCCTCTCAGACAGGCATCTTTCAACCGTCTGGAACTCCAACCACGCCGTACTGCTCGATTGCTTGATATTGCAGTATTTAGTTAAGAACTCCGCACGTTTAGAAAGCGAACCCTCCGCTACGGCAATCTCCTCCAGCATATAATCATAACTGACGGAAACTCCAAGATTCGGGTTGGCTTTCTTTAGTTCGTTGAGGTCACTCCATAGAGCCACATCGTCAATGGTATACAGAATCGGAGCGAATCTCGTCTCCTTTGATGACCCCATAAGGACGGCGGTTGCCCGCTTCATTAACTCATCGTAAGTTGAATCGTTCTGATACCCTGCCGTGGATATCGACAGAAGTAAAGGCTGTCTCCGCGCGCCGAAGCTTGATTTAAGGACTTCGTACATCTTTAAACCAGCATCACCTTGCCAAGAAGCGACTTCATCGGCCACGCACAGGGAGATATTCAAGCCATCGCTTTTCTTTGCGTTAAACGCAAGCGGCTCTGCGGTGGTGTTTGTTTCGGGAATATAGATATCACTTCTACGTTTTTTGGCTAACTTTGACAAGGACGGGTCTTTGTCCAGCATTTGATAAAATGCTTCGTAACATAGTCCGGCCTGTTTCAGTTTAGGGGCGGCAAAATATATCCTTCCCCCGTATTCCCCGTCAAGGAAAGCGCAATAGCAGGAGATCGCCGCCGCCAGTAGGGTCTTGCCGTTCTTACGCCCCATGACGACGAACGCTTCCCTGAATTGGCGGTTGCCGTCCTTATCCATTATCCCGAACAGGACGGATATTAAGGCACGTTGCCACAGTTCAAGCTTTATCAACT